CAAAGAATGATCCGTTTGAATCACAGCTAATTTTTGTAAAATCTGTGTTAAAATCTACAATCATCTCCTCTGTATTCTCATCTCGTAACCCCCAGTAAGATGCTGATGGGAGTACATTATTTGTAAGGTACACTGATGAAGTTGTAAATGCTCTAGTTGGATATTGAGGACGGGCAGAAATTTTAAATCTCTGCTTTCCAGTATCAGCATAAACTCCTTTATTATTTTTAATATCTATATTACATATATCAGTTGATAGTAGAGAGAGAGTGCCTTGATCGTATGTTCTATCATCCCAACCGAATTCTAAGAATGGAGGATAAATAGTATTCGTATCTTTACTAAAGTACTTTAATCTAATAGAGGATGTAGTGTAAAACTCATAATCATCCTGTAACTTTAAAATGAATCCTCTGTTTGTTAACTGATTATTATAAATCTGTTTTATAGCAGCAGTTACGTTAATATCTGCATCTAAATCTGTGTTAAGATTAAAGGATTGTGAAAATTCTGTAGATTCTGAGTTGTTTTCTATATACCAAGTTCCTCCTCCGGTTTTACTTGAAATAAAAGATGCAGTTACTCCTGCTGGCCAGTCAGATGTTTTCCAGGCGTTTGATTCTCCTGCTTGAATATAGGTCCAGCTAACTCCGGTTTTATTTACCGGTGTATCACCAAATTCGCCGATACCATTATCCCACTCTGTAGAGCTGCTTATAGGATAGGCGTATAAGGTAAATTCTACTGGAAGTTCACTAGCTTCAGCTAGATAAAGTTTAATGCTAGAACTGAAATTGGTAGATCCTATTTCGTTGTCTATAACATTATTAATTTCTGTATCAGAAAATTTAGTTAAAATACGGCTAGTCTGTCCTATACCTGCAGAGTTAGGATATCCGCCAATCTCTACAACTTGATCTTTACCGGCGTTTGCTAAGACTTGCTCAGTATAGATGAAAGTATCTTTTTCGGGAAATATTCTATAGATTGCCATATTATAGTGCTGTTGTTCTTCCTTTTATGTCAGTGTTAGGAAATTTAACTTCAAATATCATAGTATCGTAAGAAGGATATACTATATTATTTCTAGTAGCACCTTTTATGTCATACGCATACCGGGAGTAATTACCTCCTTGTTTATTGACTATTTCTACTTTTTGTACTGTTTGTACTCCTGTTACCGTATCTAGAAGACTGTAAATGGTGGAAAGGTTGATTCCTTGGTTAATATTCCACTTTTTAATATTAAAAAAGTCTTTCAAGGTGTTTGTACAAGCTAGAAGTACGTCTCTACTATTGTAATTAGGTCTCACTAAAATATCAAAATTAACTCCAATATTTACTACAAATGCATCTTTTATGTTGACTGCATCTGTTAACATCATGTACTGAGATAGATATGTTTTAAGGTTGTTTTTAAGGTTAGTAGAAGCAGTAATTAAGTTTCCTGCATTATTATATGCTAATACATACATAGATAACGCAAGAGGGTTACTGTCGATAATATTATCTGTAGTAGAATTTACATTATTAAGCTCGTCTTGAGTCATAAATACCTTAGCTACAGTTCCGTATTTTGCAGGAAGAGACATAGCTCTAACTGTATAATCTTGAAGGGTAACCGCTCTACCTTGTTCGGCAAAAGATCTTAAAGCATTCTGTCTTAATTCTTCTACTGAATCTCCGTCTTTTCCTCCGGCTGCTGCTTGAGGATTATTAAATGCTAAGGTTCCTTGGTAGGCTGTATCTATAGCTGTAGAAGTTGCAGATGCATTAGTTAAAGTATTTGCAGGTACGTTAGCTTCTACTCCTCCACCAACTAGGTATCTAATAGTTAAAGTAGTGTTATTTGGAGCTAGACCGTAAGTTTGTGTGAATAGAAAGTTAGATGGATCATAAGCTACATTTAACTTATTTACTCCTTGATCTGTTCCTATACCTACATTTGTTGGGTCTGGGGTAAATTCTGTATCATCACTGTCATTTGTACCGGCTCCAAATTGGATTTGAAGTTGACCAGTAGAGTTAAATCTAGTTACAAATCTTTTAGGAACTCTCTTTAATTTAATTAAATTAGGTACTAAATTAGAATCTGTGTTAGAGTTAGTTTCTTCTACAAAAATTGTATCTTGACCTAAAAACGGTACTTCATACCAGGTTGTGTTATCCCCGCCAGAATCATCTGTAATATCTAAAATCCCTATAATATTAGGGTCAGTCAGAGTAATTGTATCAAATTTAGTTGCAGCACCGAACGTTTGAGTAGTAGTTTTTACTTCTCCAGAAAATGCTTGAATTTTCTTTTTCAAAAGAAACTCTAGCGGAACACCGGTTGCTGTGTCTATAGAAGAAATTGTAACTTCTGTAGGATCAAATGAACTAGAAAATCCAAAGTCAATTTTATCTTGAATTAAAAATTTAGCATTTCCGGATGCTGTAGATGTAATTACTGCGTTTTCATTGATAGTTAATGCTTGGTCCCAATCTGGTCTATTACCTGTACCTACTCCTACATTTTGAGTAACTTCTAATTCCACTTCAGAAACTGTCGTAACTTTTGGGCGATAGCCCATCATGTATGCTAAATTATAGAGATTGCCTGGATCTTTAGCGTACTGTAGGAAGGTTTCTTGAAGCTGAGTATCTTGGTAAAATGAAAGTACATCCCCTACATACGCAGCCATTTCGATAAACATCATACCAGGTGATGTCGGAGAGAAATCGTTATAACTATCCGGAAAGTAGTTTTTTGCAAACTCTATTAATTCTTGCCGGTAGTCGCTAAATTCCCTAGCTACATATTTTATATCTCTATACTCAGCCATTATGATTCAAAGTTTATTACTAAATCGTCTTCTATATTTGTATCTGAAATTGCATAACGGAGAGCTAGAGTAACTGTGTTTCTATCTGGCTCTGCTTGTACATTTAATTCTGTAGGAACTACTCTAGGAAAATATTCTACAAGACCTCTTCTTACTTCTTCTTCAACTCTTGTAATTGTTTCTTGATTTACATTTTCAAATAATAAATTACGTAGGGGTGCTCCAAAAGTAGGATTTAAATAACGCTCTCCTACTCCTGTTAAAAAGTAGTTAATTATATTAGTTTTTATAGCATCTTTTGTTTGATAAGTAGAATTAAAAACCGCTTTACCGGATAAAGGTAAAGATACTCCAATTGCCTTTCGTGGTTGGAGATCTAATGGGTCTATTCTTCTTACATTAAATGCCATCTTATGCTACTCCGTACTTTTCTTTAGTTTTCTGTTCTGCTGCTTTATATACAGCTCCTGCTTTTTTTACAAAATCAAATTGAGAAATATCCAAACCAGGTTGTGGTCCTGCTGTTTCGGTCATTCCCATATTACCTGCCATCATAGAGGCAAAATTTGGTTTTTGAATCATGTCCGATGTTCCCGCGTATACATTCTTATATTCATCAGGAGTCATAGTGGCTTTAGTCTGGTTAAGCATTTCTGAAATTGAATTGCTCATACCGGGATTAACTTGCTGTTGCCGTATCGGTGTAGGTTGAGTAACTACCTTTTCCTGTACTACCTGATTTGGGGTACTAGCGGCTCTTACTGCTTCGTTCATTACTTCTTGTAACTCTTCCTTAACAGCAGTTCTTACTTCTTCTCGTATGATTTTTCTTAATTGATCGAGTTTCATAATAATAAATAGTTGGTTTATGGAAGTTGATTATCTATTCTAAATTTTAATTCATCTAAAAGTACCTGAGTATCTGAACTAAAGGAGGGTTGCCCTCTTAATACTATTACTCCTATGTTATCTTTAGCTACAGCCACTCTTCTAGGAATAGGTCCTTCTACTCCTCTATCTTCTATAATTGCAAGGGTATAATCTTTCCCGTTTGCTCCTCTGTAAGTAAAGCTCTCATTTGGAGTTCCTTCTGAGCCAGTGTTTTCCGGTGGTTGTACAGCTCCTAGAAGTTCCTTTAATGCTTCAGGATCTTCTACCTCTTCAGCACACTTAGTAGCACTAATATCTATTGATTGAAGTATCTGTATAACCGATCCCAAACTATTTTCAACTACATCCGAAAATCCTCTTATAGCTTTTACATCTTCTTGTAAGTTATCTACTAGTATCTCTGCTCGACGTAATCTAGCTGCCCTATCTGCCAACTTTCCAGCTCTTTCTGCAGAAATTAAACCTCCTTGAGCTCCAGGGGGTGTTCCGATAGCGACAGGTTTTGGTTCAACTTTTAGTAGAAAGATGATTATTTGTGCTGCTGCGATTGGCGGTTCAAGAATTTTAGCTGCTAAACCTATTTTATCAGTTCTTTTTTTAATTCTATTTACGTTATTTACTAATATATTACGTGTTTTTATAATTTTCAACAATTCTTCTTGAACTGGGCAAGAATTGGTAAATTTATCTAATAATTTTAGAGCCTCAGTCTTAATTTGAGCTTCGGCAATTCCTTTTATTAATCCTACTTGCGGAGCTAAAGCGTTCGCTAATTTTTTGTAAATTGCCATTACTCTGTAAACACTTTTTTAGATTTAAGTTGAGATGGACCGTTTGGATTAATTCTATCGCTCAAAGCTTGTAGAGTCGGTCTCATAGCGTTTCCTTGCAGTACAAGTACAGGATCGCTGGAAGATCCTAATGCTGTAGCTAGATTTTGTAGTTCATCTATTAATAATTCTAGAAACTGTTCTGTTTGATTACCTAGCAGTACTGGTTGTTTAGTGGATTGAGGTGCTGTTCTTGCTTTAGATCCTAAATATATTTGACTTCCGTCAATACATAAGTAATCTGTAGCATCTAAGTTTATGGTCCCGTTAGTATTTAACCCTATAGATGTCTTACTGGATAGTTGAATATCGTTTTCTTTAGCGTTAAAGAATAATCTTCCACTATTAATAATAACTTGATTTCCTTTAAATTGGTCTGCTTTTACAGGGTTTTCGTTGTAAGCGTCTCTTTTTTCACTAGCTTGAGTAAGAGGAATGGTGTGATCAGAAGCAATATAAATAGAAGAGCTATCTTCATTTACATCCTCGTTTATAGTAGTAAACCCTTCTTCTGTTTGAATTTGACCATTACTTAGGATGATTAATGGCTTATCTTTATTAGAATCATCTATCCAAGGATTTGCTGAACCTTTAGCACCGGTAAATCTTAGTGATTGACCTTGCCTCCCTTCAATTTGAAGATCTCCCATAGCAGATCTAAGAGGATTAATAGTTGGGTTCTGCTCAAAATTACCTCCTTGAGTAGTATCTAAGTCGGGATTACCAAAAACATCTAGATAGACATTAGTATTAGGATGATTCCAGACATTAACTATTCTAGAATAATAGGATGTACTTTGATTTT